TCAAGGTATGACATCCACAACCTCGCACCAGATGGCGCAGTCCACTGCATCTTTCTTTCTGACCACTTTATTCCGGGCCAGATTTTTGGATAGAGTTCCTGTGATTTAAATATTAGTTCACGTAACTCTTCCGTAGTGTGTCGGAGCAGCAGACCACTAAACTGTGGATGCCCCATGTAGCGAAGAGGGTCTGCAAGCATGGCATATGATTTACCACCACCTGCTGAACCACCGTAAAGAACTTCACGTTCACTTGCTGCAAGAAAGTCTGTCTGTGGGCCGGGGTTAGGTTTAAATAAAACATTAGCATGTTCTTCAACTGCTTCTGTTTCGTATTCAATATCCTGTATATCAACCGTTGGCTTTTGCGCCTGTTCTTGCTTCTTCGATTTCTTGCGCTTTGCTGATTGCCTTTTCCGCATACTCTGCCCACTTGCGGAGGCTTGCAGCTTGGTTCTTACGCTGTCGCTCATGTTGTAACCGCTTTCTTAATCCTACATGCGATATGTATCTACCGCTATTTGTACTAAGCCAGTTAGCTACCTCACGATAACTATATTGATTTGTATACGCTCTGGCCTTTTCAAGCAAATCCAACTCAGTTGGAATGGGGTCAAGAATGTCGGGGTCTTCTTCGTTTTGCTTGTAACCAAAGGGTACAGTACGTGCAATGCGTGGTATCTGTACCCATTCGTTTTCTTCTTTAATATCTGTTGGCTGTGGTAACTTCCAACGTCCTGCTGTTCTAGTCATTATCACTTACTGGTGCTTTAGCTGGCATAAGCATAACACCACCTGCTGCTTCTACTTGCACCTTTTCTGTTTTAATTAAACCTGTACGGTCTAATAGTTCTTTTGCTGCTGCCATCTTATCACGAATACCAAGTTCAGTTGGGTCGTACAGTGCGCCTGTTACTGCCATAGCAGCTTTAGGTGCATTACGTGCCATGTACATCTGCGTTGCTTCAAGTATCTCTTCCTTGAGACCTTTTACAATTGCAGTTGTAGCAGTAGACTCTGAATACCCTGCCAGTTTCTTAGCAGCAACTACGTCACCACCAGCCTCTTCAAAAAGGACTTCCAGAAACTTCTGTTGTCTTTCGTTTAATTCTCTAGCCATTAGCTTACAATCTTTTTATATAATTTTTTTGCTTTTTTAAATAATCCATCAGCATATCTAGCATCACCAAATCTTTTGGTACTAGATGCACCACCGTAAAATGTTTGACCTTTAGTACCGGGATGTTTTATTAAAAACCCTTTTTTCTTTCTTATAATTTGTCTTTCAGCCATTACTTTAACTCCCCATGATGCATAGCATGTGCTAACTTATGGCTGCGTCCTTTTACCTGCGCAGCCCAACGGCTGTCTAGCATTTCACGTGATGCAGTAGGAAAGTCTCCCTCATGCACAGCAGCCCACATTTTCTTAAATTTATTTAGCCTTGGCACACCCATATTAAATGCCATGTCTACTAGTACAAGCTGACGTACAGCGTCTAAATCTGCCACGCAAGGGTGCGCTTTTAACAGTTCTTCCTCGACTATCTGCACGTCATTCTCTAATAGATATGCAGCGTCAGCTTCAGTAATACCATGCTCATACACTGCTTCTATGTTTGGAAAATCTAAAGTATCAAGTTCTTCTTTGGTAATACCTCTATCTTCAAGATTTCTACCTACACCAATTGTGTCAATACCTAAAGTATCCTGATAGACCTCAAGACGCAATCCCTCACTCTGAACAAGCTGTTTAATTAAATGTGTGCGAATATATTTCATTTACCGCCCCTTGATTCTCTACCTAAATAGATACCATATACACCTGTCATAACACCCATAATAACAGAAACAAATGCTGACTGCTGTGTTGTTGGGTCTTCTAAATTCATAAACCATTCTGCACAACGCCACGACATTGCAACCGAAGCAATCATAGTTAGCTTTGCTGTAACATTAAATTGCAGATATCTTTTCCACCAATCAGCCATTATTTTTTACCAAAGAATTTTGTAGCTGAACGTACACCAAAAGAAGCGGCAACGATAACTCCCAAGGAATATTGATACCATTCAGGCATCTTGTTGAGTTGTTCAAATCCATTTTGTACCACACCTTCCATGCCGGGTATGAAGGCTAGTATTAGCGGAATACTAAACAAAATTACCAGCCACTCGTCTTTCCAACTTGAGGACGAAGCACGGGCCATTTCTAAATCCCAATCAATTTCACCTGTAGCTTTTTTCTGCATTACTACAGCTTCTGCTTGAGCCTTTGCTACTTTTGTAGCTGACTGTGCTTTCTTTTCTTCTACCTTGCCTTCAAGCCATGTAGAAGCAATATTACTTATTGGTCCTATTAGTGCAGTTAGCATTATGACCCTCTTCTAAATTTAGCGGTTTTCTTTGATATCGCTTTAGGCTGTCTGACGAACTGCTTACCAGCACGAGTTCCTTTTCTTTTAGCACGTGTCGTTGCTGCATACTCTTGCGGGGATAACGCTTTGATAGCTGCTGTCGGTAAATACCGTTCACCAGTTTCACTGGACGGTTTGCCACTTTTGGTTCTCCACTTCTGTTTACCCCAATCTTTTAAACTCTTTTGAGATTTTTTAAGTGCCATTATATGCCTTTCAAATAAAACGCCCAAGCAACCAGTGCAGCTAACCCGACCGTTCCCACCACACAAACAATAACTATAATGGCTATTTCAATCCACTGTTCTATTTTACGCTTACGTGCTTCTGCTGCAGCTAATCTATCTTTACGTGCTTGTGCTTGAAACTTTATCCAATCGAACCAAAGTCCGGGTCTTCCTGTATATATCATAAGCTGCTTTAGTTCTTCTTCTTGCTGCTTTAGTTTTTCAAGGTGCATAAACTCTTCTAAGTCTGCACCACCTACACCCCGTCTTTTCTTTTCACCTTTTTTACGTAAATCTTCTGTAGCATTTACATACTTACCTACTTGTGAAGCAACATCAGCTATCTCACGTCCATTCTTGATAGCCATCTTGATTGCTGCAAATGCTGCATTGGCTGCGGCTATCTCTGCTAACATTTGCTACTCCACAATTTTTACGATATAAGTTTTACCGTCTGGTCCTTTGTCTATTTCAACTGTTTTATTTTCACAGGAGTATCGCACAGTTCCTGTGTCTTTATACAGGTTTCTTTCTATTGTGCGTTTTGCTTTTAAGCATTTAGATATTTGCTCAAATGGTGTATGCTCTGCTATATGCCCTGAAAGATATAATATTAATGTTATTGTTTCAGTGACCATTTGTCATTTTCTCAATACGTTCTTCTATAGCAGCAATACGCTTTTCATAGAACTCTAGTGTTAGTTTTTGTTGTTGGTCATGTGGCGCACGACCTTCATCTATTTGTGATGTTAGTTCATCTAACTGGTCAGCAAGATGTTCAATCAACATGAACTGTTCGCTGTCGGCAGGTAGACTACCCATTTCCCCTCTGGGCCACTTAATACGAAACTCTGTGTTGTGGTCTACATTAGACTTCATCATAGTAATGTTAGTCTCTATAGTATTAAGACGTTCTATGATACCAAAGTATGCCCACGTTGCTAGTGACGCTGCGGCAACCATACTTATAATATTGCGAAGCGGTAACGCAACTTCTGTGTTCTCGTTTAGTTTTGCAGCCATTAATTTCTATAACCGCCACCTGCTCTTTTATAAGCTAAAGCGGTCATTTGCGCTTTTCTTGCTGACCACTGGCCCGGCTTACCGCCTTTTGAGCCAGCCTTAATGCGATTAAATATACGCTTTCTTAATTCAGGTTTTGTATAGTTACCTGCTTTATTTACAGTGCTTTTAGCTTTTTTCTTTTTTGGTGGCATTGTCATTCCAATCTAATACAGTTCTATGCTTACGCCAAAACCAGTTACCTACAGAAGTGAAAGGCTTACCCATATTGAGCAAAGCCAATCCAAGATATCTAACCGAAGTACGTTTTAGGTTTGTTACGTTTATTAACATTCTTTTTGTGTACACCCGGTCTGCGTTTAGGTCTTTTCTTTTCTAATTTATCCGTAGCGTAAAACTTAGCCATCTCTACTATTCCAATACGGTGTTCCGTAGTCGTGAAGTATTTCTTCTCCAGCCTTTATATCTTTTGTAGCAAAGAACGTAATATAGTTTTCATTATCGTCATCTATAGTCCACTCTGCATTTGGAGTATCACTATGATTGTATATCATTCCTAAACCTAAAGGTATGAAAAAATCTTCGTCATCTTCATACGGAGAATAAAACATATAGTTATGTAATATACATGTATCTGAAAAATCATCTTTGTCAGCGACCAGATAAGGACATAACTCAATTACATCATCTTGAGAAATATCCTTATCTGTAAACACGCCTTGTCCATGTATGCTAGAATTAGCAACGTATATCATTAACGCTTTTTCTTCTTTGCCATTTTAGCCATACCGCCGCCCATCATTTTCTTACGCTTTGACATCTTAGCCATGCCACCGCCCATCATTTTCTTTTTCTTAGCCATCTTAGCCATGCCGCCACCAGCCATACGCCTTTTAGCCATACCACCGCCACGCATTTTCTTTTTAGCCATTTTTGCTTTGCCCGCCATTTCTTAGTCTCCTTCTATCAACTACCAGCGATTCATAAGTTTCTTGAGGAAAGTGCTGGTAGTATCCAGACTTTTCCAAGCTAAGTGAAGCATCATCAAGTAATGATAACTTCTGTACAAAGACCATACAGTATTCTAGTTCATCACTAGCTGCATCATCTTCAACTAAAAAATCCAGACCTGCTTCTACTGCATCATAATCTGGATGAAACACCATCAGGTGCATATCATGACCAGCAATTGACATGGCTTCATTTACGCCATCACACCACCCATCAAGATATTCCATATCAGGCAACTCTTCTGATGCCCAAATAACTATATCATATTTGTGATTATCAAAGTTAGCAACTTCTTTTGCTAAACCTTCTAATCCTGTATTTATGCTAAACTTAACTTGGTCCTTTAACCATGCCTGTCTTGCATATGGACAGGGTGGTAGACCATTTAACATTTTGCTTGGAACTTCAAGAAAGTCGTGCGACCACCTTTTTATATCAACTTCTACGGGATGCACGTGTCTTCTTCTTTTGCGCTTCTATAAAACGTCTGTATACATTAGCTGCTGCTATCTTACCTGCAACTCTAGCCCGTTGCTCCATAGCTATAGCAGCCTGTGTCTTGTGATTATGGCTTCTGCTAGATGCTTTTATCTTGCGTACAGATGCTTGTGCATCTTTTACGGTAGCAAACTTTAGACCCTTGATTGTACCCTTTGGGTCTTCATCTGTGTACAGGTCACTATGTTTTTTAGATTTAGCTGGCTGACCTTTTTTTCTTGGCACTCTTGGGTTTGCCATTAAGAACTCCTTGTAATGTTCTAGCTTGACCAGCATGTAACTTAGAGGCTTTT